CCACGGGGGTTAGGTAATGGCTCGCGGCCAATCCCAGTACCTGCGCATCTTCTCTGGCGACACCACCTACCAGCGGTGGCAGGCGTATTACGTCAACACCAGCGTTACATGGGAGAGCGCAGCCTGGAGCTACCAGCCATTCGATGCTGATGGCATCACCGCTGGCGAGGTGCAATCTGAATCGTCAATCTCGGTAACCCTGCCAGCCACTACCAACGTGATGGAGGTGGTGCTGCAGGCGCTTGATGAAGCCCGCCTGGCAGAGCTGCGCCTGTATGAGTTCGACACCATCCTTGGCAACAGCACCCCGCAGGCTGGGCAGACGCTGATTGCGTCTTACCTAGGCGAGGTGGTTGGCGTGCAGGGCGGCTTCACATCTATCCAGATGCAACTAGGCAGCAGCATCTCACCAGTCGGCGCTCAGGTTCCGCCTCGCACATTCAGCACCCGGTTGATCGGGGCACCCTGCAAATTATGAGCATCATCGGCAGCGATCCCCTGGCCTTCCTAACCGCTCAGGGCGGAGTGGTTGGAACACCATTGACCGAGGGCGGCGCCAGCGGTGCTGACAACCTGGATCAGAAACAGCGCAGCGCCGTTGTTGGTGAGCCGATCCCGATTGTGTTTTGCCGCCGCACTGGTGGCACTGGTGGTGTGCTGATCAGTCCGCCGGCAACAGAGGCCAGGTTTGAAGATGACGCATCCAGCAACATCACGGCCAGCTACCACCTGGTCCTGAGTGAGGGCCAGATCGACTCGGTCCAGGTGCGTGATGTATTCCAGCGCAGCTGCCGGGTGGGCAGTTTCACCCAGACCTATGACCGGCGTGCTGGCACCTTTACGCCAGGCAACTTCATCGACAACTCGCCAAACCTAGAAGCGCCGACCTATTGCGGCACCAGCGGCACCTATGACGGGCTCAGCACGATGGCGTTCTCGGTCACGATCCCGGCAGGATTCAATCAGTGGAACCGCCAGGTTCACGTTTTCATTCGTGGCGGGCTCTATGTCACACGGCTGCTCGATAGCGTCACAGGCCCCAGCAACAACGTGGCCGATCTGCTGCTGTATCTGCTGCGCAATAGCTCCAGAGTGCCTGAGGCAATGATCGACACCGCAACCAGCTTCCTGGCAGCGGCGACATTCACCAACGCCAACGGGTTCTGGTTCAATGGCGTGGTCAGCCAATCCACCAACCTCCGCGACTGGATCAGCACCACGCTCCAGTATTTCCTGCTGCGTCAGGCACGGATCGGCGGCAAGGAAGCACTCAAGCCACTGATCCCAACCAACAATGACGGCACGATCCAGACCACGGCAGTGAGCTGGGTGTTTACGTTCACTGAGCAGCACATAATCCCAGGCAGCTTTGAGATCACATACACGCCGCTGGCAGACCGTAAGCCATTCTGCGCCACGGTGCTCTGGCGCCAGCAGGATGATCTAGGAATCCCCGTAATGCGCACTGCTGAGGTGCGCTACACCGGCACTGCTGTTGATGGTCCGTATGAGCAGCACGACCTAAGCGGATTCTGCTCTACTGAAAACCACGCAGTCAAGGTTGGCGCTTACATCCTGGCCAAGCGTCGGCACGTTACCCACCGGCTACAGCTTGGCGTAAAACCTGATGGATACAACCCAACGCTGGCGGCTGGTGATCTGGTGCGGGTGCGCTTGGAGCGTGTGGCATCGACCGGAGCGGACAGCGTTCATGACTACCTCTACGAGGTGGACCGCATCGGCAAGACGCTCACGGGTGAGGTGCAGCTCGACCTGACCCACTTCCCGGTTGATGCCAACCTTGCCAGCGTGGTAGCTCAGGAGGTAAACGCCGCCACAGGCACCGGCTTGCTGTTGCCAACCGGGCTGAGCGGCATCACCTGCGACGTGAACTCGTCAAGCGATACCAGTGTGCCGGGTGAGACATTTACGACGGGTTCGTTTCCTGACTATGGCTCCAACCTTGACGGGCTTGATGAAGGTGAAGATTTTGGCGATGCTGAGCCTACGGAAGACAATCCTGATGATGGGCTGGATGATCAATATGACCCATACGACAGCTGGCCAGAGTGGTATCCAACCCCTGGCAGCCCCGAATGGCCGCCGTCATTCCCTACCGCTACAGCCCCAACTGAAGATGCGGCTGGGTGGGTGGTGCCAGTCTTTCCGTCTATACCTGGGGATACGCCTTGGACGACGTTCCCGCCAAGCTTCGAAACAGTGGTAGGCCACGGCGGCGGTGTGCGTGGCTGCATGTTTGCATCTAATCAATGCACAGTATCAGGCGTATTTGTTGCACCAGTTACTCAAACAATTACGACGCCTGGCGTGGCTGCTGGTCAACACCCTAAGTCTGTCTTTGCTCAGTATTTACCTGGGACAGGGTGCGGCGGCTGGGGAACGTGGACTTTACTCTATATAGCCTATGATAATAGTGTAGGAAGTTTTGCGAGCGCGGGTGGGTGTGATAGCAACAGCTGGGTTGTAGAGCCCGAAGTAGAATTTTACTGGGAGGAGATATAACCCATGGCCACCTTCCCCACCCTTACACCATCAAGCCGCACCTTTACGCCAGGGCGGCATCCGCACTCGGAGATCCCCACGCTGAATGGGTTGCAGGTTCGTGTGATGACGAGCAACGTAATACTAGAGCAGCAGCTACGGCTGACCTTTCTGGGACTTACTGAGGCTGAGATGCTCAGCATCCGCACCCACTACATCGGCCAGCAGGGGCGCTTCCTAAGTTTCGCCATCCCTAGCAGCTTGCTTAGTGGCATGACCACGCCTTCATATTTCACTCCTACCGGCTACAGCTGGATCTACGGCAGCGCGCCGCAGGTTGAGGATATCCCCTGCGCGCAGCGGTACAACGTGACCGTTGAGCTGGTGACGGTGCCACCCGAGGGCGCCAACATCAACGGCGCTGAGTTCACTATCGGCATCACACTGGCAACGGTGACACCACTGGCGCAGACAATCACCATCAGCTTCGCGGCTGGTGCGCCTAGCGTTGAATCGCCAGGGCTTGCTCTCACCATCACCGCATCGCTGGCGGCTGGTGCTGCATCAGGCGCCTAACCTGTAACTAACACCCGGCACAGCTATGGCATCCCTGATCTACAACTCAGCACCTGACGAGATGGCGCGTGGTGACATTGATTTTGACACCAATACCTTTAAGGCGATGCTGGTAACCAGCAGCTACACGCCGAACAAAGATACCCACGATTTTCGCGACGACGTAACCAATGAGGTGAGCGGCACCGGATACACAGCCGGCGGCGCCACCAGCACAGTCACCGTCACCAAGGACACCGCCAACGACAAAGTAACCATTCAGTTTGGCGCCGTATCCTGGGCCAGCAGCACGATCACCGCTCGCGGCTGCGTCTACTACAAATCCCGTGGTGGCGCATCAAGTGCTGATGAGCTGGTTGCCTATGCCGATTTTGGCAGCGATGTATCCAGCAGCGGCGGCACCTTCGCAGTGGCTGCCAGCACCATCACGCTGCAGAACTAATGGCCACGTTCCCTGAGCTGGAACCTGCCACCAGGGCCTACGACTTCGGGCTGTTCCCGCTGACGGAGCAGCCATCACTGAGCGCTGGCATTGTCAGGTTCAGGCATAGCGTCACGCCACAGAACTACCAGCTCACGCTGGGATACACCGCGCTCACCGACGCTGAGGCAGCGCTGATCCGCGAGCATTTCCAGGGCCAGGGCGGCGGCTACAGGAGCTTCCAGCTGCCGCCGATTGTCTGGCGTGGCCACACGTTCAGCGGCAACGTGGTCGCAACCAATACCCGCTGGCGATACATCGAAGCTCCAGAGGAAGAACACCGCAGCGCTGGGTACGTCAATGTGACCGTGGCCCTTGGCTCTGATGGCACGATCGACGCTGAGCTAGGGCTGCAGCCGATTGATCTGACCATCGCCGGCGGTGCCGCGACAGGCGCCTGATCCGTAGCCTGAAGGCAAAGCAGCCGATGCCCGTGATTGAAGTTCTAGCCGCTGTGGCCGGCGCCTCTATCACCTGGGCCGCGATGGGCAGCATGGGGTTTTCACGGCGCAACGATGAAGCGCGGGAGGCCGTTATTCGGCTCACCGCAGGGGTTGAAAACATAGCCACACAGCTACAGATCCTCCACACCGACATCAAAGACGAGCGCAAGGAGATGTTCGGCCGCATTGGCAGCGTCGAGCAGCGCGTCAGCAAGCTGGAGGGGCAGAAATGACCACACCAACCGAGCGCAGCTATCTACTCCGCTGCCTGGTGGGGCTGCTGGCCACCGGCATTGTGATCAGCGGCATCGACCTAGCCGGCTGCCGCATCCGCACTCCGGCCAGCTGTGACGCCCAGTCCAGCGCAATTAGCGCAGCCGTTGGTGCAGCCGCTGGCTGGATCGGTGGCCTTCTCGTCCCTACAAAACCATGAAAACCATTCTCCACACCATTGCCCTTGAGCTGGGCCGCATCCTGCTCAAGCTGGCCGCTGACCGGGCGCTGCGCAAGGAGCTGCCGGCGATCTTTAAGCGCCTTGATCTGACAGTGCCTTACATGCTGATGAACAAGGCCAAGCCGTTGCAGGTTCAGGCTGCCGTCACAGAGGCGATTGAGGAGAAGATCGGCGGCATTGCTACCGCCACCCAGGTAGCCGCTGTGCTTGGCCTCTACGACCCCGTTAAGGCTGCCATCCGCAACATCCGCCGATGACTTACGCCACCGTCCGCGCCGCTGCCGAGCACATCGCCAGAGCCGGCAAGATCTCGCCGCATCAGCTGGCGGCATTTTCAGCGCTGGATCAGGGCCTGACCGATGCACAGCGCCAAGCGTTCACGGAGCTGTGGAGGGCGGCGGGGAGTCCGGCGGCGCAACAGTCCGACCTGGCCGCGGCGCTGAAAATTATCAAGGAGTTTGAAGGCCGTTCACTTGACGCCTACGCCGACCCGCTGCACGGATGGGACGTGGCAACGATCGGTTACGGGACCACCCGCTACCCCGACGGCCGCAAGGTCAAGCAGGGCGACACGATCAACGCCATTGAAGCGGACATCATGCTGCGGCAAGAGATCGCCCGCATCGATGAGAAGCTCCGCGCAACTGTGCCGTTCTGGATGGCAATGGCCGATCACCAGAAGTGCGCGCTGATCTCATTTGCCTACAACCTGGGGAGTGGGTTCTATGGCGCCCAAGGGTTTGAGACCATCAGCCGCGAGCTGCGCGGGAAGAACTGGCCAGCCGTGCCCGCTGCGCTGCTGCTCTACCGCAACCCTGGCACCAACGTTGAGGCCGGCCTGAAGCGCCGCCGCGAGGCTGAGGGCAAGCTATGGGCTGGCAATTCGCAGCAGCCGAAGCTGAGCCCGTCCAGCCCGTTCTCTGCGCTCATCACACCGCATATCACCCTGGGCGAGTTTGCGCTGAATGAGGAGGCTAGGCGGTTCACGCATCAGCACCAGATCGCAACCGCTGCCGAGCTGGCTGCGTTTCTGGAGCGCGTTCGCGTGGCCTTTGGTGGCAAGCCGGTGATCATCACCAGCGGATACAGACCGCCGGCCATCAACAGATCAGTGGGTGGCGCCAGCAGCAGCGAGCATCTCTACGACGCGCCTGGGGTTGGCGCTGTGGACTTCTACATCCAAGGCGCAGACATCAACGCTGTGCAGGCGTGGTGCGATAAGGAATGGCCTTGCAGCGTCGGATACGGGGCGCCCAAAGGGTTCGTGCATCTAGGCATCAGGGCTGGTCGGCCTCGCGTCCGCTGGGATTATTAAATGGCCTTCGACCATCAGATTGATGGAACCGAGCTACTGCCCAAGCGCACCACCAAGTCAAGATTTAGAGCTTCGATATTTGAGGACTGGGGCAGCCGCTGCGCCTACTGTTCCGAGCCGGCCGACACCCTCGACCATGTTCTGCCACGGCTTAAGGGTGGCCTGACAGTGGCCCAGAACCTGGTGCCGGCCTGCCGCCGCTGCAACGGGGCGAAGGGCAGCGACAATTGGCGGGAATGGTTCGCCGCTCAGGCGTGGTTCTGCGCTGAACGTGCAGCCATGATTGCTGAGTGGGTGAATAGTTCTCCACAGACTGGGGTATGACTAACGAGCGGACCTATCAATGTCGCCGCACGAAAGCGTGTCGGGCGTGGATTGCTGAATCCGGCATTGAGTGGCTGCAGGTTTCCAGCGGACGCCGGCCTGTGTGCCTACCAGGCATGTGCCCCAAGGGGAATCGCAGTGATACGACTGCAGAACTGCTGGCCCTGCAGCTGGAGGTGCGCCGCCTGAAGGCCACTGCCAAGAGCGCCAACGATGGCCAAGAGCGAGCGATCAGCGAAGTAGAGCGACTGCGGGAGCAGCTCTCCACGGCGCTAGACATTGTGGACTGTCCGACCGATCTGGCGATACTGCCGCCGCCAGCTGCCGCTGTCTCGTCATCAGTGCCGATCCTGCTGTGTTCCGATTGGCACTGCGGCGCAGTGGTGCGGCCAGGTTCAGTAAATGGCCTGAATGAGTTTGACGTGGGCATCTTCCACGACCGGGCGCAGGGCCTGTTCCGCAATGCCCTGAAGGTGGTGAATATGGTCAGGTCCAGCGCGATCATCACCGAGATGGTGGTCTGGCTAGGTGGTGACCTGATTGACAACTGGCTCCATCCTGAGCAGATCCAGATGCAGGAGCTGAGCCCAACTCAGCAGCTGATTGAATGTGAGCGCGCCATTGTGGCAGGCCTGAATTACCTGCTTGAGCATGGCGATCTTGAGCGGATCATCGTGCCGTGCAGCCACGGCAACCATGGGCGCACCACCCAGAAGATGCAGGCCGACAACAGCCACGCCACCAGCTACGAGTGGTTGATGTATCAGAGCCTGCAGCGGCACTTCCGCAACGAGCCGCGCATCGTCTGGCAGATCGCTGATGGCAACGTGACCTACTTGACCGTGCTGGGTCAGGTGCTCAGGTTCCATCACGGCGATGCCTGCCGCTACCAGGGCGGCATCGGTGGACTCACCATCCCGCTGACCAAGTGGATTCACCGGGCCGATCAGGCGATCAGGGCGGATCACACATTCCAAGGCCATTTTCATCAGCTGACGCTGGGTCCGAACTGGTCAGTCAATGGCAGCCTGATCGGCCCAACCGCCTACGGGCTAAAGCTGGGATTCGCACCAGAGCGCCCGCAGCAGCTGATGCGGTTTATTGACTCTCAGCGTGGGTTCACCGTGTCGGCGCCGATTCTTACTGATTGAGGGCCACTGAGTTCCAGCACCCTCGCCAGCGGCACCATTGCCACCTGAGGCACCACGGCATTGCCCAGCGCCTTCAAACGGTCCACCCGACCGGAAAGCCCATCATCTCCTCGACGAAGGACGGGTTCAGATAGGTAGCTGCGCCAGTTGGGATTGAGTCGTCGCGGAGCATCGCCCCAGCCAGTCCGTCCCGTTCCGCTTGCGATGGCGGCAGGCTGGCGTTCTTGCTGTCGTTGGTGGTGGGGGTGGGGAGAAAACTCCAAGCAATCGCCTCCTCTAGGTTCGGTCCTTTGCCGCGATTCCTGCGTCGGTCTGTTTGCTGCGCTTCTAACCGTGCTGCCATCACTCGATGACTTCGTGGCGTAGGCAGTGTCTGTGCCATCACCGATAAAGGCCAGTGCATCTGGGAGCCCGTCCGCCCTTTGCGGTGCATGTGCGCCATCTGCGTTTCTGGCGTGTTCCCCCTGATCGCATCGCTGGCCGTTGGCGTAGGAATCATCTCTGCCGACTTCATCTGCGCTGCCAGCGTCACCGTCTGCCCCTTGGCAAGCAGCTTGCTCATGTACTGCGGATCTTGCGACCTGTCCTGATTGACCATCCCAACGGTTGGAGTACGCAACGCACCACCACCGATCACGCCGATGGCAGGCGCCCACATCTGCCGCCGGAATACATGCCCACTCAGCATCAAACCCTGCCTCGGCCAGCGTTCCGAGAACAGCGTCCATTCCGTTAGAAGTGATCGCTGCGACGTTCTCCAAGACGATGTAACGCGGTCCCACCAGGCGAACGACACGCATGAGTTCGTAGAAGAGACCGGAGCGTGTGCCTTCCTTGATGCCGGCTTGCTTCCCTGCTGTGCTGATGTCTTGGCAGGGGAATCCACCGCAAACAATGTCAGCTGATCCTGGCGCTGGGTTGAAGGTGCAGATGTCATCGTGAATAGGAACGGTGGGCCAATGTTTGCGAAGAATGGTTCTGCAGTACAGATCCCGCTCAACGAACTGCACGGTCTCAATTCCGCCGAGCCAGCGGGCAGCGAGCGAGAAGCCGCCGATGCCGCTGAAGGTGTCGATCATGCGCAGCGTCACGCCACCACCACCAGCCTGAGCTGCTCACCAACACACCCACGCCGCTTGCGTTTCATGCGCGGCCGCGGCGATGGCCGCACCCTGCACACCGCCACCAGCACCAGCTGCACGGAGTGCGCTGCTAGGGACGCCTGCAGCCGCTCTAGGTGTGATTCCAGCGCCCGCGTCGAAAGGCCCTCCTGACGGGCCAGCTCGGCGCGTGGAATCTCCACGCCATCAAGACCCCAGGCCAGCACCAGCAACCGCTGATCTGACATCGGCAGCCGGGCGATCATGTTGCGCAGCTGCTCAGCCTGCCGCCACCGCTCGCGTTGCTCTTCATCATCTTCAATGCTCCGGTCAAACGATGCGCAGGTGGCGCCCAGCTCAAGGCCGTCGTCGCTGATTACCTGATCGAGGCTGGCGATCGAGCGGCCGTTTTCCAGCACCTGCTCCAGCACCTGCATCGATACGCCCAGCTCATCGGCAATCTCTTGGCGGGTGGGCGAGCGGTTCAGTTCCTGCTCAAGCCGGCGGGTGATCGGGCCGATGCGGCCGAGGTGTTGGCAGTGGCTGCCGGGGATCGAAATCAGGCGGGAGTGCTGATCTGCCCAGCGAGTCACCGCCTGCCGAATCCACCAGTACGCGTACGTCGAGAACCTGTAGCCGCGTGCCGGGTCGAACCGCTCAGCAGCAGTGATCAGGCCCATGTTCGCGGCCTGGATCAGGTCTTCCTGTCCGTGCGCCTTGGCCAGCCTGAAGCAACGCTTGCTCACATAGGACACCGCCAGCCGCAGATTCGCCTGCACAAACCGATCACGGGCGCGCATCCCGCGGCGCCTGATGCCTAGTGGGCATGGCTCAGGGTGCTGCTGCCAGCGCTGGATGATTGTGCCCAGCTCAATCTCCTCAGCCGGGGTCAGCAGGGGAATCCTGCCGATCGTGTCAAGCCACCAGCTCGCGGCCACGAAAATCAGATCGTGAAGACTGCCCCACTATAGGGGTTGAGATGCGGTATTAAAAGGCTAGGGTTGGTGGGTTCATTGCAAACGGCCCATGGCCACCCTTTTCGATCTCACCGGCGAAGCCCTGCACCTTCAACGCCAGATCAACGAATCAGCTGAGCTGCTGTTCAGCGAAGACCCAGACGAGGTAGCCGCTGCCACCATGGCACTGGAAAACCTGATCAGCGCCGAGAGCGACAACCGCAAGGCCGTCGAGGCCAAGGCCGACGCCTGGTGCTGGGTGATTGATCACATGCGCGCTCAGGCCGATGCCCGGGCCATGCACGCCCAGCGCCTTAAGGACTTGGCCACCAGCGCTCAGCAGCAGGCAGACGCCCTGCAGGAGCGGCTGATCGCAGCGCTGCAGAAAGTGGCGCCAGACGAGACACGCTGGGAGCTGCCTGAGCACAAGATCACCAGCCGCAAAACCACGGCCGTCGATGTCACCGCCGATGCGCTTGAGCTGCCGGGGCAGTACCAGCGGATCAAGACCACCATCACCGCTGACAAGACCGCACTGGCCGCAGCGCTGAAAGGTGGTGCGCAGATT